AGACAGGTGCAGCATGGCGTCGGCCCATGCCAGAGGCCACTGGACATACAGCTGCTTGACCTGCTCCCTGCGCCATGCCGCCGCGGCCTTCTCATGCGCGATTTTGGCCATCGCGTATTCGCGGATCCTTGGCTGGACGCAGTCCTGGGCATCCAAAAATTCGCCGAGCGCCTCCCACTCGCTCCGTTCCTCTTGGGTGAGCCTGGGAGGAACTTCGGGGGCATCCGGCTGAGCGGACACAACTGGCTGGAACCAGGGCTGAGGCTCGGCCGGCGCGTGCGCGATGAAGTAGTCGCGCAACAGCATGCCGCCGCTGGGCGCAATCTCGTAGCGCTCCTCGCCGTCGCTGCTGAGTCCGGTGAACTGGGCGTTGAGGCCGGGGGATGCGTATTCGGGCATGGTCATTTCTCCTGTGCACATGTATGGAATCCGTCTTGCCAGACAGGGGTGAGGCCCTCGCAGGCCCGGGCCGCGGCGCGCGCAATGCGCTGCTCCTGCGCCGTGGGCTGGGTCTCCTGTGCGCCGGCCTGGCTGCAGCCGCTCAGGGCCAGCAGAAGCAGCACGACAAGAGCGGCGAGGCCCAGAAGCAGCGAAGCCCGCTTTTTGAGGGCGGGCTTCTTGCGGCGGGGCAGGCGTTGGATGCGGATGGAAGGTCTCATGGGGACTCCTGTGGAGCTAGCGCGGCTGCAATCTCCATTGACGCCTGTAAGCCTTCATTCGAGATCTGCTCACACGCTTCGAGCATCATTTGCTCATCGCCTTGAGCCCCGTTTTCTGCCTCTGCCTTCATGCTGTTGATCGCGCGCCCTGCATCATCCAAAGCGCTCTGGAGGGCCATGATCTTCGCGTCCTGGAGGCGGAGAGCAGAGACCGCATCAGCGGCCCACAGGTGCAGCACATCGGCCGGCATAGAGGCGCGGTACTCGCGCGCCAAGCTTCCGGGGGATGCGTGTTTCTTTGCTTGCTTCATGTCGTCCTCAAATGGCGTCAGCGCTGAACTCCAGCGCCTGGATTTTCTGTATTGCGTTCTTGGCATGCTTCTGCACCCAATCAACGTTGACCCACACGCCAGAGCAGGCCAGTTCTATCTGGCCTAGCGCCTGGACAAGGGTTTGCTGTGTTACTTTCAGCTTTGCAATCTCTTCCTGCTGCTGCAGGATCAGCGCCTCGGCAATTGCGGGGTGCGCGGCGGCTTTTGCTGCGTCAAGCATTACGGGCCTCCGCGATGTTTCGGCGCGCGCACTGGTATGCGTACTTGCTCAGCCACTTCTCAATGGCCTCGCCCTGGGCCGTGTAGTCCTTCAGTTCGGCGATGACCTTTGCCAGCGCGAAGGGGATCTCCTTCATCGCTTCGATCACGAACTCAGGCGCGTAATCAGGCCCGTAGTGGATCTGCACGTATGCTTCCAAGAACGAGTCCTCGGCGTCGTACTCGCCCTGCTGCTGGGCCAGAGCATCAGCGTCTCGGCTGGCGAGGCATGGGGGGCGGGCGTTCATGCTGGCTCCTTCGCGGGTTTGTCTGCCCACGAGAACGTCTCGTCTTGCCCATCCGAATCACGCAGGGGAATTAGGTTGAAGTCCGGGAGCGCAATCCGCTGCTGTCGCTTTGTGGGTGTCAGCCACATCGGACTGCCTTTCGATTCGATCAGCCAGCACTGTCCCAGGTACTCCCAGCCTCCGCTGTTGTCGTATGGGCTAATGACTTCCACGATCATTCCGTTGTCCACTGGCAGACCGTTGGTGATCGCCAAATCTCCAGGCTTGCAGTTCGCCATGAGAAGCCTCCTTGCGGCCCGCAGGCCATGAAAAAAGGCCCTGCATTGCAGAGCCTGGGTTTGAAGAGCCGCGTGGTGCGCGCCACGTCGCTTGCGATCAATCCGACGCGCGCGGCTGAAAAGAGAGCCGTGTTCGCGCTTCAATCCCAGCATCCGACTTGCTGGGCGGTGGGAAGCGCGCGGCTGGAAAACCATCACAACTGCAACCGGCAGAGCTGCAGCACTATCCCGAGGGACCCAGTTGCAGATGTGATGGGCCCTGGGCTTGCCAGGGCGGGGGATCAGGGGTTCGTGGAGAACGATGTTGGGCTGTCCATGCTGTTCCTCATGGTCAGCGTTGCGCGATTCACGGAGACCGTCGCGTTGCGCCAGACGCCTTCGATAATTCGGCGCACGGCATCGGGAGACAGCTTCCACATGTAGTAGTCGTCGCTGCTCGCCAAAACAGTCCACCAGCCGCTGTTCGTTCTGCTGTTCGTGAAACCAGCAGCTCGCTCATCGGTTTTCTCGAAACCGACGTACTTGAAGCCCACAGGCCAGCCTCCGTTGTCATCGATGTGCTGGAAGAACTTTCCGTCGTCGCGGGCCCACGCAAAGCTATGCATGAGGCCTTTCACCATCTTCCTATCGTTCATCTCTCATCTCCTTGGTGTGCCCCGGCTACGAGCCGGGGGAGGGGGTCAAGCTTGCTCGGGGTACTGAGCGAGCAAGTCTTCGAGCGTTGGAGCCTTCTCTCCCGGGTCGTAGCAACCTTGCAGTCCGCGCCAGATGCGCACCAGCAGCTCTTCATCGACCTCGGCGCACTGGAACGCATCAAGGCCCTTCATTACGAACTCAACGAACGTCGAGTGATCCAGCTGCGTCATTTCCTCTGCCAGCTGCTCGGCATCGAAGCCGATGTTCAACCTCAGTTCCATGCTTCTCTCCTGTGAAAAAACAAAGCGCACTCGGCGAATGCGCTTTGTTTTGCCCAGATGTCGCTCTGGGCCGCGCCGGTTTCCCGGTCATGCTGTGGCTTCACTGATTGCGTTAGGGGTTCGCCACTCCCGAAGTACCCCGTGCGCGCTCTGTGCGCTGCCTTTGCCCGGGTAACTCGCCTGTCGGCAACAGGCCGCGAGACTGCGCGGCCAGGTGGTGGCCTACTACATCGGCCTGACGTCGTGCTTCATGTTCTCTCCTTCGCAGCGCGGGGCTGCCTGGTTGTCACCGGGAACCCGTCCCGGCGGCGACTGCGCTTTTAGCTCTCGCTGGGTGCAGTACCCAGCGCGCATGCATTTCTGCAATCCGTGACTCAAGCTGTTTGAAGGCTTGTGCGGCCTTACCGAGTTGCTCCATCGTCCGTGCCCATGCACGCGATCCCCGGACTCGTATCCGCTCCACACCGGCTCACCCGGCACCTGCGCTGATCGATAGCCCTTGGAACAGTCAGCGCCCGGCCGATCCCGTGACACCCGCCGCCGCAACCCCGCTCCAGGGCACTGCCCCTAACCCCGCCTCTGCATCGTTCAGCTACGGCCCGTATCGCTTGGCCTGGGGTGTTTCGCGTTTGTTGCTGCGATGGGTGTATTGAACTATAGTTTTCGCATGCCGTCAACTATAGTTTCTTGAAGAGTGAACAAAAGTTATCGCAGGGACGAAAAAAAGCCCGCTCAAGGCGGGCAGGGGATTTGTGGAGGCTGAGCGCTGCGGCTAGCAGCCTTTCAATGATCTTCGAAGCTGATCAGCTTGGCGCCAAGAACTGAGCCGATGAGAGCGCTAGTGAAGCCGAAGTTGAAGAATTCAAGAACTTCATGAAGTCCAAACCACGACTCTGGGTACTTGGCCCATCTCCATGAGAGTAGGTCGCCTAGAGATGACATCGTTCCAGACGGAATCCAAATTCCATCTTTCAAATATGTGAAAAGCTGCCATCCGAGCAGAAGTACACAAACAACCCAAGAGACGCAGAGGACCAAAACACCAACTCCCCTGACGCCTCTAGCTACGAAGTCATCAGAACGCATCCTTACATCCTAATCTGTAGGTCGTAAGTAGCGCCTGCATCGTCCTGGCACTCACCGAATCCTTGGCTGTTCGTCGTGGAGAACTGGAACTGACAGCGCAGCCCCGATCCATCGGCCGCGCGTGCGATCAAGTTGCCGCCGCCAACGCCAGAGCTAGAGCCGAAGCCAGCAAAGCTCTTGCCCTTGCCAGCTGTGCCGAACATGGAGCCAACAGAGTCTCCAGAGGCAAATACATACTGCCCTCGGTAGAGCTTGTCGCCCAAGGTGATCTCTACCGAGCTGTCGTTCTCATGGGCTACACCCTTACCCGTGACAGGCCCTCCGCGCTGCTGGAGATTCAGTTGGTACGAGCAGCCGGCCAACGCCAGGCAGGCGACAGCTCCAATCACTATTTTCCTCATCGCACTCCTCCTTAAAGCTTCTGGCCATTCCAAGCCCAGAGCACACGCCCCAGGACGTTCAATTCCTCGCGCCCATCAAGCACATCCACAGTCTTGATGGACGGGTTATCGCTGCTGATCTCAAAGCTCCCGTCGTACTTCTGTCGCACGCGCTTGATGAAAACCCGCCCGTGCCCCTCAAGCACATATACGCCATCAATCGTTGGGTCTTTGATCCCCGTGTCCACCAGGAGCACATCCCCATCGTTGTAGGTTCCTTTCATGGAGTCGCCGTAGCCATGAATGAACCTCAGCGCCCGCAAGCTGGACGGCCGGATGCGCTGCTGAAGCCAGGAGCGCGAGATTGGCAGGTCGCCTGTGAAGACCTCGCCATCAAGGCCGTCATCGCCCTGGCCCATAGAGCCTGAGTTCGCCAGCAAAGGAACCATCAGCGTGTCCTCTTCGTTTTGCCGGGATGGCGCAAGCGCTGGCACCTCGATCACCTGGACGCGGCCCATTGGCCCCTCCCCAAGGGCAAGCCAGTCAGAAGCCACATTCAGTTCACGCGCCGCCACGGCGTTGTTCTCGGCGCTGAAAGTCTTGCTCAGACCCTCAACCACCTTTCGCGCTGCTTGATAGGACACGCCAAGACGCTTCGCAAGCTCCTTGGTGTCCATCTTTGCAGCGGTCATTGCCTCGTTCAGGCGCTCTCTGTAATCAACCATGGTTGTGATCATTGGTTGTTTCAAGAAAACTATAGTTTCCTTTGTGCGTGAACTATGGTTAAATGAACGCATGACGATCCAGAAAACCGATGCCATAGCTGTGCTGGGCGGCTCGAAGCGCGATGCTGCTTCGGCCCTCGGCGTGTCCTACCAGGCCATTGACAAGTGGCCGGAGACCTTGAGCAACAAGGTCGCTGATCGCGTGCTCGCTGCGTGGGCGCGGAGGAACGTGAAGAACCTCCCTGGGCCGTTCCGCACAGCCAAGCAAAAAACCACCTCCCGCTAACCCAACAACAAAGTTCCCGAGCCTCCTATGTCGTACCAAAACCGTGACCTCATCCGCAAACCCCTGTGCCTGCTGCGCGCCAGCAAGGAAGAGCGCGAGAAGCTGATTGCCTGGGCTGAGATGAAGTCCAACGGTGGTGCTGTGGCCCCGACCTTGCTGGATGCACTCCTGGCCTTGGCAGACAAGGAGCTGATGGAAGAAGAGCGTCGTCATGCCGCCAATGCTAGGCAGCGCCACGGGCTTGACAGGAACGCTTTTGGCGCCCTGCTGAACGCCTAGAACACAGGAGACATCCCATGCAGGACTTGTCTGATCCCCACGATGAACCAATGGCGCTGGACTTCTCCGGCGTTGACCAGAAGCGCATGCGTGCTCTTCAAAAGCTAGCAGACAGGTCCGGCAAGTCCTTCGAGGACTTCGCCCTGCAGACCCTCCTGGCTGCTGCTGACCACGATGAAAAAAGGTCCAAGCCGAGCACCTTCGCGCGGCTCTTCGGTTTCCGCGCTGCTCGCTAGTACGGAACTTCGCAGTAACTCAAAACATACGGAGCCGAAATGCGAGATTACGGGAAGGTCCACAGCACGTTCTGGTCGAGCCCCACGACCAGCAGCATGACGGACGACGGAAAGGTTCTGGCCCTGTACCTGCTGACGTGTTCTCACAGCACCATCGCAGGGGTTTTCAGGCTACCTGATGGGTACGTTTCGGAAGACTTGGGATGGCCTTTGGAAAGGGTTGCCCAAGGGTTCGAGGAACTGTTCGCCAATGGTTTCGCTAACCGTTGCGCAACCACTAAATGGGTCTGGATTTCCAAGCATTTGGAGTGGAACAAGCCGGAGAACCCAAACCAGCGCAAGTCAGCCGCCAAGATCGCTCTCAGCGTGCCAGACGAATGTGGCTGGAAGCTAGATTTCATGCGGGTTTGCGGTCCATTGCTTGAGATCGAAGCGCCACAAATTTCTAACCCTTCCGAAACCGTTAGCCAACCCTTTCTTAACCAGGAACAGAAACAGGAACAGAAGAGTATTGATGCTCCTTCTGCGAAGTCGCCACGTGGCACCGCCTTGGCGGCGGACTGGACCCTTCCTGATGACTGGAAAACCTGGGCAGAGAAGGAACGCCCGGATCTGGACATGGGAAAGGTTGGGGATTCATTTCGCGATTTCTGGATTGCCAAGCCGGGTAAGGACGGGCGCAAAGCGGACTGGCACGCGACGTGGCGCAACTGGGTGCGGAACCAACGCCAGGGCTACCAGCACACCCAGGTCAGCGGACGGGCAGACACCGCCCCGAGGAACTTCGTGTGATCGGCCATACCCCCCTGCTGAGGATGCGCCGCGACGGCGTGCTGCCCTACGACGTGGTCCACGTCATCGACGGTGACAGCGAGTTCGCAATCGAGCTTGCCCAGCAATGGCACCGCATCCCGAGCTCGGCAAGCGGCCTGCTCACACCACATGTGGTCGTCGGGCAGGAAGACAGCCCTGAACGCCTGGACGTGCGGTTCTGCCGTCAGCTGGGCGTGGTACTGGAAGCCAACCGAGGGCAAGAGCGCGCACAGCGTTTGTTCAAAGCAATCCGGGCAGTTGAGCCAGCCATTCTGTGCTGCGCCATGCCCGACGAAATCTGGTTTTACACGAAGGAGCAAGGCGGCAATGGCAAACGTATTCACGCCTGACGACATCGATTTCGCTGCCTACGAGCACGAGACCGATGCGCAGCAGAAGGTGCTCCCGGCATCGTCCTGGGTGCAGGAGCTGATCGACCGGATTCGCAACCCGATCCGCGCAAAGCAGGCTTTCATGCCGTGGCGCAAGACGGCCCAGTTGGTGCAGTTTCGCCCGGGTGAGGTGACGCTGTGGGGCGGGGCAAACGGCAATGGCAAGTCGCTGGTGACGGGGCAAGTCGCGCTGTCGCTGTGCGGCCAGGGCGAGCGCGTGGCAATCGCCAGCTTCGAGATGAAGCCCATCAAGACGCTGGAGCGCATGGGCCGCCAGTGGTCTGGCACAAACCCAGCGCACCCAGCCTATGCAGGGAACGACGACGGCCAGCGCATCCTGATCGACACCTACGAGCAGTTCCGCGACTGGACCGACAACAAGCTGTGGCTGTACGACCAGCAGGGCACCGTGACGGCCTCCAAAGTCTGCGCCGTGGTCCGCTACGCCGCGGTTGAGCTCAAGGTCACTCACTTCGTCGTGGACAGCCTGATGAAGTGCGTGCAGGGCGAGGACGACTACAACGGCCAGAAGCTTTTCGTTGACGAGCTCACCGCCATTGCCCGCGACCACGGCATTCACATCCATCTGATCCACCACATCAAGAAACCCGCGAGCGAGGACCACAAGCCCAACAAGTACGACATGAAGGGCTCGGGAGCCATCACCGACCAGGTGGACAACGTGATCGCCGTGTGGCGCAACAAGCCCAAGGAGCGCAAGCGCGATGAGGGCCTGCTGACCGAGGAAGCCGACGTGAAAGAGCCCGACTGCCTGCTCATCTGCGACAAGCAGCGCAATGGCGAGTGGGAAGGCTCAATTGGCCTCTGGTTCGAGCGCGACAGCCAGCAGTTCGTCGCATCCCATGGCGAAGAGCCTCTTGTGCTCTACACGCCCGACATGCAGTAACTCAACCGATCAACAAAGGAGTGGGGCAATGAGCAAGACAGAGACACAGAGCGAGTCGCTGAGGCTGGCGGAGATGCTGGAGAAGGGGCCGCGCCGCCAAGGGGATGTGCGGATCGCCGCCGTGCTGCGCGGCCTGGACGCAGAGAACAAGGCCCTGCGCTCTGCCATCGGTGACGCGTGCGAGGGATGGAATATGCACCCGGATTTGAGGAAGCTCCTTGAGGCGGCGCTTTGGGCCAAGCCTGAGGCAGCAGCCAAGATCGGAGGCGCAGCATGAGCATCACCATCTCTTGGTGGCATATCCCAGCCTGCATCACCGTCACATGGCTGGTAGTTCTGTTTTGGCCCCAGCGGAGCGCATGGGACACGATCGCACATGGCTTTGTTGTAGTGGTTGCGCTGATCCCGGTTTTGCTCGTTTGGATCGCTTCACTGCTGTGGAGGCTGGCATGAGCACCGAACGCGAAATGCTGGAGGCGGCGGCACGGGCCATTGGCATCACGATCACCTGGGACCACGGCCAGGAATTCCCCGAGCGAGTGGAGCTGTTCCGTGGGCACTTTGAAAACTACGAGCCCTGGAGCCCCAGGCTCTACAGCTCTGACGCATTCGAGCTTGCCGCCGCGCTGCGCATCAGCGTGGAGCACAACCACGCCGAAGAAACACGTCCTTGGGTCTGCGCGACGATTGACGGAGGACCACTGAGGATGAAAAAGGCCTTTGTCGAAGACGTGCCCGACGAATCCCAGCGCGCAGACCGCATGCGGCTCGCCATCCTGCGCTGTGCCGCTGCTCAGGCGCCGAAGGAGCAAGCATGACCCCGACCGGAACCGAAGCCCAGGTCTGCGAAGACATCGCGCGACGCCAGCAGTTCGGCCTGCACAAGTACGGCACTACGGTGGCCCAGAACCCGCTGGAGCTGCGCCAGTGGCTCAAGCATGCATACGAAGAGGCCCTGGGCCAAGCTATCTACCTGCGCCGCGCCATGGCCGAAATCGACACCATCCTGGCGCGCGACGAGCTGGCCGACATGGTGCGGGCGGGGAAGGGGGCTCAGGCATGAGCGCACCTATCGAAACAGTGACCCTGGTCGAAATCCTGCCCACCAAGATCTGGGTGGAGAGCGACATTTTCGGTTCGCGCCATGTGATGGTCCAGCACCAGGGCATGAAGGCCTTCAGGTACGCCAGCTTCTTCTATGGCTACGGCTACACCAGCAATGGCGGGACTTTGGCCGCTGCCGAGGCCGTTGCGCTATCTCTGGGGGCAACGCAGCCCATCGACCACCGCCAGGTGCTCGCGCCTTCTTTCGCCAAGGAGGATCGCAATGACTGACCGTCTCGAACTGGAGCTGCACAACCGCGCCCAGGCCTGGAGCCTGATCCAGTCGCAGCTGTACCCGTTCCTGCGGGATGCGCTGCAGGGCGGCGGCCGGTGGGTGCTGACCATTGGCCGCCGCAAGCGCACGAAGGCGCAGAACCGCCGTTACTGGGGCGGTGGAGTCCTGGCCCAGATCGCGCAGCAGGCCACCACAGCAGATGGCCGGATGCACAGCGCCGAGAACTGGCATGAAGCATTCAAGCAAATGCTGTC